AGATGGAGGAGAAGTATGTTGACTACTCCATTCAGCAGATGGATACCATCAAAGCTGCGTTTCAAGAGCAAGCTGAAACGGCTAAAGCAGCGGGTTGGTTTGTGGCTGCTATCTCAGCGTTGGTTCGTCCGGGGATTACTTGGGCTTTGTTCTTTATGTATGCGGCAGTCAAGGCGGCTGCGCTTGTTATCGCGTTTAAAACGGGTGCGGATTGGACAGAGGTTATAAGTAAGTGCTGGGATGAGGATGATTTTGGTGTCTTTACAATGTGTATCACGTTTTGGTTCGTTGGCCGCAGCGTAGAAAAATACCAGAAATCATAATGGATGAAGCCAAGAAGCTTTGCAAGGATGTACTGATCAAGCCCTTTGAGGGGCTAGCAAAGCGTTTGCCTGACGGACGTGTAACAGCTTATCCTGATCCCGGAACCCGTGGGCATCCTTGGACGATTGGTTGGGGTGCAACTGGCCCTGAGGTTAACCCCGGTACAGTCTGGACGATTGAGCAGTGTGAGGATGCACTGGATCATCACGTTGAATACTTTCTCAGGGGTTTGTTTAAACTTTCCCCAAAGATTCAAGACGCTTTTCCAAGACGCATTGCCGCTGTGACTAGCTGGGTCTACAATTGTGGCTTAGGAAACTATCGGGTTTCCACGTTCAAGAAACGTATTGATGCGGGAGACTGGGATGGTGCAGCAGACCAATGTATGCTCTGGAATAAAGCTGCCGGTAGAGTTCTCCCCGGTCTTACACGCCGACGTGCTGCTGAAGCCGCGTTAATGAGGTGAAACATGGCGGTGCAGAAGAAGGCCATTGGCGAAGCAATCAAACAATCGTATGCCAAAGGTGGCATGGCTGCGTGCCCTGTTGCCACGGTTGATATTCACGTCAACCTAAAGAACCGTAATAACGCCATCAAAGAGTACGGCTATGGGCCCTTGAACCCTGAAGAACCGTCCAAAGACTTTTGGGGCAAGAAAGCCAAAATGTGGGGCATCTCCATTGAAGATGCCCAAACAGCGCGGTGTGGCAATTGCGCCGCGTTTATTCAGACCCCAGCGATGCTGGCCTGCATTGAAAAAGGCATTCACGCCGAAGACGTCCAGGAAACGGGCATGGAGCTTGAGAAGGATGTCGTTAAGCGATCTAACTTGGGCTATTGTGAACTCTTTCATTTCAAATGCGCCGGAGCGAGAACTTGCGACGCATGGCTGGTCGGGGGTCCAATTAAGTAATGTCATTACTACGATTATTCCTCAAGCCAGGGATTGACAAACAAAACACGGAATACGGTGCTGAAGGCGGATGGATCGATGGTGATTACATCCGTTTTCGCTATGGTTTGCCTGAGAAAATGGGTGGGTGGACCGAGTTTGGAGGTACCTCACCTAACTTTGTAGGGCTCGCAAGTGAAGTCTTTACTTGGAACGATCTGTCCGGGTCTCCCTACATGGCCGTTGGCACTAACCGCAAGCTTTATGTGTTTTATGGCGGTACATGGGCAGACATCACCCCTATTCGTGCCACAACGGCTGCTGGGGATGTCACGTTTGCAGCGGTTAATGGCTCACCAACCATTACAGTAACTGATACAAGTCACGGGGCAATCCAAGGTGATTTTGTTAGATTTAGTGGTGTCAGTGCCAGTGGGCTAGGTGGCGCGATCACTCAAGCTATTTTGCAGTCTGAGTTTGAGATCACTCAGGTCTTGAGTGCTAACAGTTACACGATTACCGCGCCGGTTAACGCTAATAGTTCAGATGTTGGCAATGGTGGCGCAGCGGTTGTTGGCCAGTATCAAATTAACATTGGATCTCCGGTTAATTACACCGACTTCGGCTGGGGCACGGGAACCTGGGGCCTTAGCACTTGGGGCACACCAAGACCTCCATCGGCGGGTCTCTTGCTTTTTGCGCGTGTTTGGCAGTTTGACACCTTTGGTCAGGTTCTAATTGCCCAGCTTGCAGACGGTGCTATTTACGAATGGAATCCAAGTTCAGGACTTGCTGTAAGGGCAACGGCTATTTCAGGAGCCCCTACGAAAAGCACTTATGCGCTTGTTTCAACCCCTGATCGACACTTGGTGTGTTTTGGCACAGAGACAACAATAGGCACCCCCGCTACGCAAGACCCCATGTTTGTGCGTTTTTCTAACCAGGAAGATCGCAATCAATTTGTTGAAAGCGCCACGAATACCGCAGGCGGGCAACGTCTAACTGATGGCAGTCGAATCATTACGGCGGTACGTTCACGTGGACAGATTTTGATCTGGACTGATACGTCGTTGCATGGGCAACAGTACGTAGGGCCACCTTATACATTTGGCTTTCAACAACTTGGTGCTAACTGTGGCTGTATCGGAGCCCATGCTGCTGTTGACGTTAACGGCGTGGCTTATTGGATGAGCCTTGACGCATTTTACGTGTTTGACGGCACGGTCAAAAAACTCCCCTGTACCGTACAAGATTTTGTTTTTAAGGACTTAAATTTTACTCAGGGCTTTTCCATTAATGCAGGCGTTAACACTCAATTTAACGAGGTGACGTGGTGGTATGCCTCAGCGGATTCAACCTATATCGATCGGTTTGTGACCTACAACTACCTTGAAAACGTGTGGTCTGTAGGATCAATGGCGCGTACATCATGGGTGGATCTTGGGACCTTTTCAAAGCCTGTAGCTGCTGATTACGACCCGGATTCCACCGCCGCAACACTTACCACCATATATGGTTTAACAGCGGGTCGATCCCAAATCTACAACCAGGAAGTGGGCTACAACGCTAATGGGTCGCCGATTGAGTCCTACATTACCTCTGGTTATTTTGACTTGGGGGACGGCGACAACATGATGCTCATGTCGCGTTTCATTCCCGATTTCAAGAATCAGCTAGGCAATCTCACGGTGAGATTACGACTGCGTGCTTATCCACAGTCAAGTGCTGTGCCGAGTTCCTTGGATCCTTATACGGTAACCCCGACCACACAAAAGATCGATACCCGAGCACGTGGCAGACAAATCAGCCTTACCATTGAAAGCACCGACGCTGATACCAACTGGCGTTACGGCACGATGCGTGTTGACCTGCAACCTGATGGGTTGCGATGAGTAAGATTTTTAACGTCAGGCTACCCAATGCTTCTCAGCAGTATGATCCTGGGCAGTTTAACCAGCTTGTACGCTCGCTTGAGCAGGTTATCCTACAACTTAATAATACCTATGGTTCGGTTACTGATCAAAACCAAGCTGCTGCCGCATCCTGGTTTGGAAAAGGCGTGGGCAGTGGTTTTGCAGCCGGGATCCGTGGCGCACAAGTCAGCAATGGGATTGCGTTGCCTTATGCAATGTTGATCTCGGAAACTGACCAAGCAAACGCCAGCATCACAGGCGAAAACCTTTTGACCTATGACAGCGTGTCACCTACCAATGGCATTTCTGTCACTAACAACAGCCGTATTAAAGTTCCCTGCGCAGGAAATTATCTGGTGACCTTCACTCTACAGGTCACCAACCGTGGCAATACCGCAGCGGAGTTTGAAGTATGGGCCAAGGACACCGGCACAAACTTCCCACTCAGTAACACCCGATTTGATGTACCCGTGCGCAAGAGCGCTGGCGTGTGGTCGCATGTTGTTCCTGCCATTACAGGTATTTTCACGGTGGACGATCCAGCCAATGATTACCTTGAAATTGCTTGGTGGTCTGACAGCCTTGATGTGTACCTTGAGAACTACGCGGCAGGGACCTCGCCCACGCGACCCGCTATTCCGTCGGTCATCATGACCGTTAACTTCGTCTCTTCGTTCTGATATGGCTAATAAATTTTTTAGAGACGTCCTGACACCTTCCGCTACAACGGAGACGGCGATCTACACTGTACCTGCTGCCAATGCGGCAACGGTGTCGTCACTGCGGGTGACTAATCGCAATGCCAACAGCGCCTCTTTGGATGTAAAGCTTTATCCAGCAGGCGGGGCAACAGGTTACGCCTTACTAAAATCTTACGTGCTTCCAACAAACGCTACCATGGATGTGTTCAGCGGGGTGCCTTTGAACATGGAGGAAACCGACGTGCTCAAGGTTACTTCTAGTGTGGCAACGGTGGACTTTGTCATCTCTTACCTAGAGATGGACAGGAACTAGCGTGATCCGTCATAATTCCAGCCATCTTTCGCGTCCTTTCCAGGCGCGCGGTCCATGGACCATGGCTCAATCGGAAAGGTACTAACATGGACGAAATGCAAGGCGTAATGGCGCTCCCCGAGGCTCAAGGTGCAGGGATGCGGCCCGAGGACATGGCGTTGATCGAACAGATCCGCCAAAACGTGCCTCGTCAAGAGATTACTCAGGAGTTCCTGGCAGCAGGCGAGCAGGCTGACCCCCAGGCTGTGGCCGAGTTCAAACAGGAACTCGCAGGTCTTGAGCTTACGCCCGATGAGTTGAACAAGCTCAATACGATGGTGGATGCCATCCTTGCTGCACCGCAAGATTACGCCAGCTTACGGCGGGCCTATCTTGCCCAGGGCATGCCCGAGGATCTCTTGCCTGAGCAGTTTGACCCGGCATTTTTTGCCGCTTTGAACATGGCGATTGACACGATTGCCATGAACCCCGGCTTACGGCCCCCGATGGCCATGGCCATGGGCGGGGTGGCAGATCTTGCCGCTTACGGTCGCAATGGCGACACGATGCTTGCGCACATCACACCGCAAGAAGCTGCAATGCTCAAGCGCATGGGCGGCTCGGGCACGATCAATCCTTATACGGGACTGCCTGAATACGCCAGTATCTTTAAGAAGATCGGCAACGCAGTCAAGAAGTTTGCCAAGAGCACGGTAGGTAAAGTCATCATCGGCGCAGCACTAGGCTTTTTTGTTGGCCCTGCCGCAGCGTCGTTTTTAGGTGTGACTTCTACCGCAGGCATGGCAGCAGTTAGTGGCTTTGTTGGTGGTGCGGGATCCACGCTTGCCGCAGGTGGAGGACTCAAGAACGCTTTGAAAGCAGGAGCGATGTCTGCTTTGCTTGGTGGTGCAACAGCCGCCATCAGCGGAGGAGCGGCAGCATTTGAACCGCGTGTGTTAGGAGGGCAGAACCCCAACGTCTTTGGTTTCGGTCAACCTGAAGTAGCGCCCCCTACTGGAGTAGGCACAGCGGCAGAAATAGCAGCGGCTCCCTCTAGCGCGGTAGGAGCAGCACCTTTGCCTGATCAGATAGCCATGCTGGAAGCTAATATGGCTCCACAAGGATATGGCTCGGGCTATGAAATGGGACTTAGACAAGGCCCTCCTCCAGGAGCCAGTGCCGCTGAAGTGGCTGACTACGGACGTAGACACGCGATGGCCACCGTGTTTAATCCTTCGCCAGACGCTAACCTTGTTCAGGATGTTTTAGGGTCAAGGACCTCTCCTGTTTCACTGGACACAGGCAATCTTAGACCTGTTGAGGCTGGAAGGCAATTTACTCCAGCCTCAGCGGGACGTGGGCCTATCTTAGACGCGGCTTATCCAGAGCTTTCTGTTAAAACGGGGACAACTTCGGGTGGCGGAGGTGTCATGGACACCTTGCGAGAAGGCTACGGCAAGGTGGAAAACTTCTATGACAAGTATATTAGCCCTGACCGCTACGCAAACAATCCTAATGCCCTAGCTAAAGCGGCTCAGGCAGGGGAGGCGGCGCAAAGTTCTGCATTTAATACTGCTTATAACAAAGCTTTGTTGACGCTTCCAGAAAATGCAACAGCAACACAACTAGAGGCAGCAAAAGGACTTGCCTTTCAAGCAGGACAAGACGCCTACAAGACCGCTTACGACAAGGCCCTCCAGAGTGCAATGCCAGGAGCCTTTACCCGTTATGCACCACTCGCCGCTCTCGGCATTGGCGCGTTAGGCTTGGCAGGTGGTTTCAAAACCAAGGACGCTACGCCCCCTGACATGGCCATGTTCCGTGGGCCAACTCCCCAGCAACTTGCTGCGGCAAGGCTCTATTACGGCGGTATTCGTCCCACGTCCTATGGCAGCATGTATCTGCCAGGAGGCTACGCTGAAGGTGGCGGTGTGATGGATACGCCCCAAGCAATGCGTGTGGGCGGCAAGACCTACCCTCGCAAGATCGGCGCGATCAACGGTCCAGGGACCGGGACGTCGGACTCTATTCCCGCGATGCTCTCAGACGGTGAGTTTGTGTTCACGGCCAAAGCAGTACGTGCCATGGGCAACGGCTCACGGCGCAAGGGCGCTAAAAAGATGTATAAGCTCATGAAGATGCTGGAAGGAAAAGCAGCATGACAACGACTTACGCCACCCAGATATCCCGCGAAGACCCAGCCATCGAGGCGCGCAGGCTTGCGCTGATGGATGAGGCACAGCGGCTTTACGGTCAACCTATTAACCTGCCTGCAATTGAAGCAGCGGGATTATCACAAGGTCAACTCCAGGCTGCTGACCTTGCTCGTCAGGGCATTGGTTCGTATGAGCCTTATCTGCAAGCAGGGTCCCAGGCCATCACTCAAGGCATGGGTCTCACGCAACAAGGTGCCCAGCAACTAGGTAATTTGGATCTCTCAAAACAGTTCGGCGCTGCACAGGGCTACACCTATCAAGGAGCCAATCTTCTTGATCGAATGAACCTTTCTCCGCAGTTTGGTGCAGCGCAGGGTGCGTTCCAAGGCGCATTAGGTGCAACCAGCCGATTAGGTGGTCTAACTGATGTGGCAGCAGGTTACTCCACAGCCGATACCCGTCGTGCGACGCAGCAATTAGAGGCTGCTATGCGAGGAGCGGGAGGCATTGAGGCTGCTGGTTCTCAAGCCTTACGGGCGGGCGTTAGTGCTGCTGACCTAATGCAGGGCTACGCAACTTCTGCAAAAGCGCAAGAAGATGCTATTACAGGGGGTATAGGGGCCCTTCGTACAGCGCGACAAGGTCTGTCTCCCTACATGCAGGCCGGATTAACTACATCAGAAGGTCTTTTAAAGGAAGCAACTACTGCTGCACGTACAGCAGCTCCTTTAGCGTTTCAAACAGAAAAAGATCTCTTAACAAAGGCAAGAGGAATTGCGGGCACTGCGTCAACAGAAGCCAACTTAGCAGCTAAGTTGGCGGAGGCTCCCACCTATGGTGGAGCCTTTATGACAGGGCCAGCAGACATCAATGCTCAACAAATAGGAACGCAAGGAATTTCGGCAGCCCGTGCGACTGCGCCGACCGGGCTTGAATCGTTCCAAATGGGGCCTAGTGAAAGAGTCACTGGGCAACAATTGACGGCTCCCTTAATGGCAGCGGCGCAGACTGGGTTCCGTCCTGATTTGCAGGCCTTTCAAATGGGCCCGGCGCAGCAGGTTAGCGCTCAACAGGTCGGCATTGGAGCTTTGCAGGCAGCGCAGACTGGGTTCCGTCCTGATTTGCAGGCCTTCCAGATGGGTCCGGCTCAACAGGTTAGCGCTCAACAGGTCGGCATTGGAGCTTTGCAGGCAGCGCAGACTGGGTTCCGTCCTGATTTGCAGGCCTTCCAGATGGGTCCGGCTCAACAGATACAAACAGGGTCTATCACAGACCAGGGGGCTTTGGGCCAATACATGTCTCCCTATATGCAGAACGTGGTAGACATCCAACTGCGCGAGGCGAAGCGGGCTGATGACATTGCTCGTCAGGGTCGCGCTGCACAGGCGGTGCGCGCAGGAGCCTTTGGTGGTACACGAGAAGGGGTTGTGGAATCGGAGGCTGCGCGAAACTTAGCGCAACTTCAGTCTGATATTCGCGGACAGGGGCTACAGCAGGCCTATCAGCAGGCGCAACAGCAGTTCAATGTGGAGCAGCAGGCGCGGCTCGCAGCGCAGCAGGCCAATCAGCAGGCCGGGCTTACGG